CCCTTTGCCAAGTTACACGTCAGGTGCGTGTTTCAGGTTTCCCTGGGCTAACTTTTTCTATTTACAACGCTAAGTGCGTGGGACTCGAGGCCGAACGTCGTTACCCGTTCTCAGCAGTGCTGCTCTAGGCGGTGGCCCCTCGCGGGGCCTCTCTCGTGTGGCGGTCTACTGCGTACACCGTAATCCATAGTCCAAGAGGAGGATCTTGTTCAGACCCTCGAAGTTGCAGTGTGCTCCGTATCCGCTGTTCCCGAAGATTTCCTCGACTTCGAGTATCTCAGAGGGTGTAAGCTCATATCGAGCAAACACTTCGCTGCCTGTGACACTGAAGTTTTCGCCCACCTGCTCTTGTGAGTGGTAGGGGAGGTGCTTCTGAAGGAAAGCAGAGTTGGTGGTTCCTGCATGCGCGACGGTGCGCTTGAGGTTTGCGATCAGCGGGAAGTCCGCAAGTGGGTACATCCCTTGGTACAATCCTTTTTGGAAGGCTTCGGCCCGTTTACGGAAGCTTCCTTTCCCTGGCAGGTCTCCTTTACAAGTACCCGTGGCTCGCAAAAGGACACCGATGTTCAATAAAGCTCGGAGTTGTCCGTCTTTGTCGATCACGGGTGAATGCTTAAGGAACTGCAGGTGATGGAAAGTTTTGCACACGTCAACACTCACAACGTACCCCGTCTTCGAAACGCATGACAGGATTGCTTCTTTCGTGCTCGGTTGTTCTTCAGCGAGTGAGATTCCGATTAGGAGATTAGCAAGGTTGTTGATTGTGGTGGTGATGGTGCTACCGGACCAGAGACGCGGGTCAGGGTACTGGAGGACGACGCGTTCGTGTCGTTTCTCGCGGTGGGGATTCTGAACCACGATTGGCGCTTTGCACTGGTCGATCAGTTTCCCGACAACATGCCTGTGTTGCAAGGGGAACATCTTCTGGTACAATGAGAAGATGGCAGGAGAGTGTGAAGCGTCACACGTTTTGATGTCGACATTAAACATTGCGACCTTGCCCTCTGTTCTGATGCTATAAGAGCTGTCATCGGAGAACAACACGAAGGTTCCGCGTCCGCATGGGTTTCGCAATTTTTCGAAACACTCGATGAGGAGGGCGGGGGTGGGCTTGGCGACGGTGATGATTTCGACATCGTTGACAATGACGACTTCGCCAGCTTGTGCCTTTTTAAGCTGGGCGGTTACCCCGATGCCGAGGAGCGAGGCTAACACTCCTAGGTCTCCGATGAGACGGATGGCTTTTGCAGTGTCGGATTTGGCGATTTCGTCACACTTGGCTTTGTATGTGACATAACCGTTTTTCCGCTCGTTGCTCCGTAGCCAGGTGGGGTCGTAAATGTTGATGTAACCGAGACAGATGAGTTCAAACATCTCCATACGCAAGATCTTCTTGTCGTGGGGTTTGTTCACCTCTATCTCTAGGTCGTTGAGGTAGTCAAAGGGAGAGAAGTAGGATGAATACCTTAATGCCAATTCGGCGAGTTGGCTCTCGTGTTGCTCGATATATTCCCTCTGTGAATCGCGATACTTTTGGTCGCGGGTTCCAGGGGCGTCATCTGACTTCTCTTCTTCGCTGAATCGGAGCGATGTCATACGCGCTTTCAGACCGAGCGTAAGGTTGTTTGGGGAGTTGGCGAGAATTGCTCCGTCGTGTGGCACAGAAGGACCGAAAACTGATCGGTACCGGCGGTCACACGCGTCGCTAAAATCCCTCTCTTTTACGTTGGTGAAGGCGAGTTCTCTCCTCTGTTTGCTCCACCAAGTTTTCCCTTCCAGAACTTTCCACCGCATGTCCGGCTTCATGTCCTTAGTACACTCTCTTTCCACAGTGCGTACTCTGAAGGGCTCGCGCAGGGTGAGACCCTGCGGCGAGCCCCTTAGGCCAAATGCATCTGGGGTTTGCCACGCCCAGTCGGGGAACACGCGTCATCCTGAAGCTCCTTGATGACCCGGATATTCCAAAAGATCCGGATGGTGCGTTCATAGACTCCGCTACGCTTCCAATCCGCAACGTACGGCCTGCATTTTTCGTTCTCACAGATCAGGCGTGCGAGGCTCTTTAGTATTGTCAAGAACCTGGTCCCCGTGTCGAGCACCCTCCCATCGAAACTCTTATCGTGGGTGATGAGTTGATCGAGGAGGAAAGGGGAGTACGTGCCGGTCACGAAACCTTTGAAGTGTTCGAGGATCGGTGCGACGAAGGCGGAGGTGGCTTTCCTTTGCAAAGAATGTTTTCCCCGCCGGGTGAGCGCTTTCTGAGCGAGTGTCCAATGCTCCTCAAGATACTGTTCCTCGAGAGCAACGACAGTGAAGGCGTCCTCGATCGTTGCGTCGGGTAGGAGAGTGGCCCAGATGGCTCGACGGAGCGCGCGTGAAGCGTTTCCGAGCTTGCGGAAGAAGCTCTTACTCTCCTTCGCCGGTTTGTTGGTGAGGATGTAGCCTTCCTTCACACAGTAAGGGTCTTCTCGCTCAAGGATGTGGTTGGGAAGGGCAGGGAAAGGAGCACCCAAGGCACGGTTCGCGACAGGAGGGATTCCTGGGGGGCGATTGCACCGTTTCCGAAGCGGACTAACGGGGGCTTCCCACGGTGGATAGGTGAAGGTCCGATCGTGGAATTCCGCGTGCATCTCGGCGAGCAGCTGGATGTCATGTGCTCGCCACACATCCACGGCGGTGTTGTACCCGATCTTTCTCCAGGCGAGAGAAGACTCAACCATCCATTGCGGCACTTTAAACTCGCTATCGTACCAGGAGGCGACGCGTTGTGGCCGTCTCCATTGGTACACTCCTTGTTTGCCCTTCTCTGGCTCAGGAGGAGGAGGAGGCCGGGGGGGAGGAGGGGCAGGTTGCCCGAATCCGAAGTTGTGCTTCTGTTCCCCATTCTGCTCAAACTGAGGAGGCATGACCACAGGATTGGGGATGTCGGGAGCGGCGGCAGGCTCGTCGTCCTCGGCGAGCGCGGCGAGGTAGAGAGCCAACTGTTCGTCGCTCCTCGGGGGAGGGGCCGGCCCGTCGTCCTCCTTCCCCTTGTTTGGTTTCGGCACCGACGGGAGGTTGAGTGCAAGCACGCGCAACTCGATTTCGTCACCTTCGGCGGTCACGTTCCAACTGACAGGCTTGGAGGGGTTTTCCTTCTCCTCCTCGTCCTCGTCCCACCCTTTGTTAAGGGACAGTGCGGCTTCGTACTCGTCATCTAAGATTTCTCGCTCTGCGTCTGCCTGACCTTGTGCGTCGAGTTCACCGTTTCGCGCGCTCTCGGCGACTAAGCCGCGAGCGGTCACGCCACGTTCTGTGTCGTGTGAATGTAAGTGGTGCCTCTTGGTACAAGTCACGGTGTCGGGACATGGCTTGAGAATCTTTTTCTTGGCGAGTCGTTGGGCTGCGTTTTTGCTGTTCTGCGGGGCCTTGGCGGCGGCTTCCTTCTTCTTTTGGAGCGCGCACAGCATCTTCTTTGAAGCTTTCTTCAGATCGAAGCCGCTTCGAGGTTCGCGGTGGACGTGGTGGGAACAAAGATGGTGCAATTCGCAGTTTTCCAACCGCGGCCTGGTGCACCACCGGTAGCCGACTGGTGGTTCACCTTGCCCTTTCTCGTTCCCGTTCATCGCGTGCATTTCGCGATTTCGATCCTTTCGGGAGAGACTCCACCCTCCCACGCTTCTTTTAAGGATAGTATTTATACAGCACTCCAGTCCGCTGTCTTTCCCGTTAGAGCTGATGGCCTCAGGGTTTCGGCCGTAATGTGCATAGCTTCTGCTGTTTTTCTCTGAGATGGGGTTTGGATCCGGGTCAGTGTTTCCGGCTTCGCTTAATACCCTTAGCAGTTTAAAGATGCACTCCCCACTTTCTCCAACTCATCAAGTTCAGCCTGCAGCTTGTTGAACTTGAGAACTTTCTCTTTGTAGAGATCCCGGTCGACAGATGCGTCGGAGGTGGGGGGGGCGAAGGTGGAGGTCGGTGACTCGGCGGCGTCGGTCACTCTCCTCTCGTCTTCCTTGTCGATTGGGAAGTGCGGTGTCTTCCCGTCAGTGAAGGGCGCGGTGAACCCTTTCTTCTCTCCGATGAAGTGGGCGGTGCGCCCCTCCAACAAGCGCCTTCTCCGCTCCTGCGGCCCCCTGGGGTCAGTAGGGTGGACGAGAGGACCGCGCAGAGCAGTGAACGACTTCTCCTCCTCTGGAGAGATGTGGGAGAGGATGTGCTCCAGGGAACCGACGAAGGTGAGAGTGATGTTGGCCACTCTGACGAAATTGTTCAAGAACATGTCAAGCTTGCTGGTCGAGTCGTTGAGCATGCTCATGAAGTATTTGAAACCGGGCACCATGTGAATTCTGGCCTTCGAGTGGTGTGTGTGGATAGCACTGCGGGTGGCCACGATGCCGCTTCCATCTGCGAGGTCGGAGGCGGCCGCCATCTGAGTGTTGGTCGAAGCCAGGGCCTGGTCGGCGGCTCCCACCTCAGTCCCGTCGGCCGTGTACAAGAAGCGGCCGCTGGTACTGAGGAAGGAGGGGCTCCCAACCACAGCGCTCCCCACGGAACTTGCAGCGGTGGTGGTGGTTGTGACTTCCACGCTCATGGGTCGATCTACCCTGAAGACGGTGACATCCTGATCGTCTGTAGCGGTGGTCGACTTCTCAAGCAACACGGTCATTCCTGCAATGTTGTGCATCTCAGGCACGTTGTAGTGGCAATACGCGTAGTAGGTGGGTTCTACAGTGAGGCTGTCCACGTTAGAACAGTAGACAACTTGATCGCCACTAGTCAGACTCCCTTGCGTGGCGAGCCCACGAGCCTCATAGAAAGTGAAGTTGTAAGTGACGTAGAAGTGTCCCAGATGTTTGGAAGCAACGGGACAATAGTTGAAAGCGTACCAGAATTTCAACCCGTCGTAAGAGGAGAGGTTATTCTCGTGCGACTTCCGCACTTTCAGCTTCTTTGCCAGCGTGTGCACGCGGGAAGGATTGGCACGTATGGTTTGGTTGATCCATGGTGCACCCTTCGTGGATCCAGACACTTCGGAGAACTCAGCATCAGTGACCGGTTTGGGCTGGTCGGTCTTGTAGGCAAATGCCATGCGGACAAGACCGTCCTGCTCACCAACCTCTTTGACGTACTCCACGGAGATGGAATTCACGACGTAGTACACGTAGGAGGCGCTGATCCCTGAGAGGAAAGGAAAGACATGGCCCAGACCGGGGTTGATCTGCACCTCCCAACACTCAAAACCGCCGACCACGGCTGGGGCGGTGGCGGGGGCGAGGATGGAAGTGTGACCGACAGGGACTCCCGCGGTTGACGTGTCCTTGTTGATGGTCTGGCGGAAACTCCTCAGTGGGGCTGTTTGGGTGCGAACCTTCCTCTGGCCTCCTTTCTTGCCTTCCTTCTTCTTCCCCTTCTTTGCCACTCCCTTCTTGCGTCCCTGTCGTGTGTTGCCAGCACTCAACAAGGGAAGCATCTCCTCGGGGGGGACTGTCCAGTCGCTGTAAGCAATTGCCTTCCAGACGTCGTCAAGGGATGTCTCGGTGGCCTCGCGGAGGCTTATCCCGGAGAAGGGCAATGGGGTTGGTAGCGACGCGGAATTCCCATTCAACGCGTGCTGCGCCCTGTTACGTTCCTTGCCAGTGATGGACCAAGCCTTGGTGGCTTTGGCGCACACTGAGCAATTTTCGCTGTGGGCGTTGAGGGCATCGTAAAAATCGAACGTGTCCTCGATGTCCATCAGTTCGAACATGTCCCGGTTATGGGACATATCCGCGCTGAGGCTCGGGGAGGCGGCGCCTCCTTGATGTCCGGGCGCACCGCCGGACTCGGTATCCTGTTGCTTGTCAAAAACTGTGGTCGTACTCATGATGTTTCAGAACGATAAATAAGTAAAGTTGGCCGGAGTTTTTGATAAGACCTTTCGGAATTTGGACCCCCTCTGCACTCGCAATGCATTGAGGAGGTCCGTTGCTCATATTTGTGTTGTTAGTGTCACGACTCGACGGTCAGGTGTGAGCACACCCAGAACACTCAACCCCTCCCGAGGCGCGGTCTTTAAGCACTCCGTGTTACTAACCACGAAGCTCATTCTACTCCAATTGGTCACGTCAGGCTACCCCTTTTGAGGGCAGGCGTGGACAGATGTGACTTCCCAGCATGGTGTCTGGCGGCAGGCTTGTCGTCTTCATGGGACTTAGGGCCACCCGGGTCTGGAGATTACTTACACCCTTGAAAGGTGCAAGCACAAATTGACGGCACCGGCCAAGGAAACCTCGGGCGGTGGAGAATGTCTGTTTTCCCTACAAAACGCAACAACACAAATAGCGAAGCTCCCATCTTTGCGTTCAGCCCTGCTCACAGGTTACGCGGAGGTGGTTCCACCCGCACTGGCGCACTCGCTTTTTATTTGTTTTATTGTTTTCTATTTTTTATTTTCTTTTGTTGGGTTGGACGCTGACACTGGGCGCCACCACCTAATGTGGATTTGGAAGGGCCCCATAGTGGGGCCTCCACCTAACGTGGATTTGGGGGGGCCCCCTAGTGGGGTCTCCTCCGAATGTGCGAACGCGCACTACCTATGGGCCTCACCACGACCAGACTAACCAACGATGCAACATTAGCCAGCCTGGAGGTGATCCATAATTCGCGTGTTTCCGCTCCTTGGTCCTCCTCATGTTTACACACTGCAAGGCAGATGATTTGGACGTAGGGTACTCTTTCGAGATGTTAGAATGCTCTCATAACAGTGGGATCGGTTTGGTCGGAATGCGACCTTTACAGGCAGTCACCGACACGCGAAAATGGGGGGGACAACGCCCAGAAGGGCGGAAAATCTCGT